GGGGGATGCGATCAAGCATGCGTTGGAGGCGTTGAGGGAGCAGGCAATACTACTGAAAGAGTATACGTTGGCCTTAAAATCCAAGGGGGCGTTGTTTATCGAGATTAGGGCGCTCTCCAAGGTGATGGCCGATACCACCCGGGTGATTGATGATATTTCGAGGTTATGGGCTTTTAAGAAGGGCGATCCTGATTCCAGGGTGGCGATTTCAGGCGATATTCTTAAAGGCCTGACCGATGAGCAGGTGTCGATGGTGCAGCGGTGGTTAGCCGAGAATGAAGCCCGTCAGCAAGAACGCAGTTAGATCCGCCCAGGAGGCCGTTGATGCCGAGCGCTGTAGCCGGTCGGCCCATCACTTTATCTTCGGGGACCATTGCGGGAAATTCTTGGTCACAAAGGATGAGCATGACCTTGAGACCCCCAAGAAGCCATTCCCCGATAAGCCGTATCTCAGGTCTGTGCTCGATTGCCTATTGGTCTCAGGCCACATTATGAAGCCGGAGGATGCGATCTATGCCAAAGAGGTTGGGCATAGTCTCCTGTGGCTACAGGCGATCTATTCCTCCGGGGTGCTGTTTACCGAGAAGTCGAGGCAGGTCATGGCCACCTGGCTGACTTGCGCCTATATCCTGTGGAGGGCGAAATATAAAGAACATCAGTTGATGCTGGTGCAGTCTAAGCGCGAGGATGATGCGGCCAATCTGGTGTTTAACAAAGAACCGCAGGTCGGCAGGATCTCGTTCATGGAGTCTAATCTGCCGAGGCATCTAAGGAGCATTGTGTTCCCTACGGGAGGTGCATTCGGCCAGCTTTATTTTCCAAACGGCTCACATATCTGGGCAATCCCGGAGGGGGGCGATATCATACGGTCTAATACCTCCAGCGTTGTTTTTTCAGACGAAGCGGCATTCCAACCGCAATTTGGCTCATCCTATACCGCTGCTCTACCAACCATTAAAGGCGGGGGTCAATACGTTGCGGTGAGCTCGGCGGAGCCCGGGGAATTCATGGAATTGGTGAAAGCGGCATGATGGACGGCCTATCCGAACGAATCGTTAAAGGCAGTATTGGGGTCTTGCGCCTCCACTACTCAGCCGACCAGGATAAGCGTCCCGGCACCGAGAAAGGCGATCAGTGGCTTTTATCCCAACTCTCAGGCTATCCTGGGGGCCTCAAATCCCCCCGCTGGCGAAAAGAGATGGAGATTGAGTATGGGGCGATGGGTGGATCAAAACTCATCCCAGACTGGCAGGAGTGGAAGCAGTACATTGTGGTGAAATCGTTTGATGCCACTGGGTTGAAGTTGTATGGTTCTTATGATCATGGCTGGAGATCCCCCAGTGCTTATTTGGTCCATGCGATAGGATTTGACGGCCATAAGGCCACGATCTGGGAGTTTTACGATGATCATGTGCCGGTGGCGTTTATCAAGCAGATTATTAATGGCAAGAGCGTCAGGCTGCCGGATGGGCGGTTTTTCTACGGCAACCCCTATGCAGGCAAGGAAGTGATCAGGATTGCCGATCCCCAGATATGGGCGGAAGATCAGATTATGTCTGATAACACCATGAAATCCATTGCCGCTCTGTTTGCCGCCAAGGAAGAGGATGGTTCTCCTGGCGTTCATTTCGTCCCTGGTAATCACGGAGGCGATACCACGGTGGCCGAATGGCTGCTTGGGTACTACTGGGCTGATTTCAGACAGCCAAGGTATGTCATCACCGCAGACTGCCCTAAGTTGATCTGGGAATTGGAAAGATTGCGTCATAAGGAATTCTCTGCTAAGGTGGCGTTAAACAGAGAACAGCCAGAGACCGTGGTGGATAAGGACAATCACGCATGGGACAGCTTGAAAATGTTCTTTTTGAAATTCCCTCCAAAGCCTTATAAGAGCGAACCCGCCAGGAAGCCTGGCACGTTCAACTGGTGGAAGGAGCAGATCAAGCTGGAGCAGGAAGGCAAGGAGTTGGCGACTTATAGAAGGGATATGGTCTGGTAATTGGCAAGGAAGAAGAAACAAACTAAAGGCCCTCTCGAACCCAGGATCACGGCCCCATCCGATAGCGCCAATGATAAGGTCAAGGCCAAGCGTCAGGACGAATACAAACGATGGGTGTCCAAAGTTCATCATTCCCAGAAGGTCCGTAAAGACTGGGAGCGGGACTATATTGTAGAGGAATGTGAGAAGTTCATCATCGGTAAGCAGGTGGGCATAAGATCCAAAGACCCCGTATTTAATCATACGCTTGCTACCATCAAGACGATCAAACCATCGATCTTCTATACCCATCCTAAGTTTTACATCAGGCCAAAGCCAGGCAACGAAGGAATTCCCAAGGAATCGACCGCCGCCATCGGGGAAGCTGTGCTGGACTCCATCGGCCAGCAGGACAATAACTTTAAGAATGCAGCTTCTCTCGCCCTGTGGCAGAACTTTACCCGGATTGGGGTTCTAAAGATCATCCACGAGCCTACCGCGATTAAAAATCCTGATGCAGGTCAGCCGATGTGGTCAACTCAGGAGAATGGCGATCCCATCATTGACCCACAGACGGGCTTGCCATCTCCGCTGAATGATCCTGCCACGGGCCAACCGATGGTTGAGCCGGATGAAGTGTTGACCGATCAGGTCTACCGCTATGAATGGATTGAGGCCGGGAATATGCTACTTCCAGACGAAGGCCCGGACCAATCGAAATGGACCTGGATCGGCGAAGAGATCGTGGTGACGTTGGATGAAGCCAAGGAGGATGAGCGATTTCCAAAGGCCCTAAGAGATCAGTTGGATGCCAATGAGACGACCAATAAGATGAAGAAATCAAAGGGCCAGTCTTATAGTGCAGTGGATGATAAAGAATCCGAGCGTCTGCGCTATTATGAGTGCTACGACATTGATGAACGTAAATGGTATGTGATTGCCGAGGGCCAGCAGTTTGATGATTTTCTGCTCTATGAGGATTTACCCAAAGGGATTGAGGATCATCCCTATGCGATCTTGCCTGGTTTTACCCCCATCATGGCTCCAGAGCCATCGCCCTGGCCGCTGCCGCATGTATTTTCCTGGATGGATATACAGAAAGAGTATAATATCAGGAGAAAACAGATCACCGAAGGTGCCAAGCGATCTTCGAGAAAAGGGGTATTTGAAGCAAATACCTTTGAAGATGAGGCCAAGGCGGTTCAGCTTTTGCAATCCCCAGACGATATGACATTCACCCAGGTCTCTGGCGTGGCGACCATCAAGATGCTGGAAGCCCCAGATGTGAATCCTTCCATCTATAAAGATGTTGCTCTGCTCCAAGCCGATTGGCGTATCATCACGGGCCAGACTGGGGCGAGGCTTTCCGACCCTGACACCAATACCGCTACCGAAGCGACCTATGTGGAGCGGGCGGGCAACCTCCGGGATGCCGATATGCTGGATGCCGTGAACGATTGGCTTACGGCTGCTGGTAAGAAGATGTTTCGTTTGGTCAAGGCTACGATGACACTGGATATGTGGATTCACATCAGGGGATTCTCGGACACGGAGTTTAAGAGCTATGTGCAAAGGGTTTATCAGCTTCCTTCCGAGATGATCGAATATTTACCAGGGCTCAAAGAGATATTCCGCGAGCGGTATGGCAAAGAGAAATGGCATAGGGCGACCCGTCAGGATCTTGAGTTTGAGGCCGATGTCTCGGTAGTGCCCGGTTCTTATCGACCTAGAAATCTTGACATCGAACGAAAGCAATGGATGGAGTTTTTATCGATCATCGGCCAATTCCCGCAACTGGCTCTTTCCAGGGAACTATTGCGCGAGACTGCCGCTAAGTTTGAATATATCTCGGAGCGGATGCTGGATGAGTTGACTGCCCTGGCGCAGAAGATGATTCAGGTGAATGCCAATCAGGCTGGTAGGGGCCAGGGCGGAAATGGCGAAGGTGGGGCAACTGGTAATCCATTGCAGGCCATGATGGCTGGGATGGGGAATGCTGGTTAGGGTAGAATGCAAGAATGGGCATGTGTGGTTTATGTATTATGGAGAGAAATATGATGATCCGAGATGTGAAACCTGCGGGGATCCGATAGAGATTGCCAATAAATTATTCGCTAAATAAAGAATATTTTAGGAAAAAAGCCAGGGAATATTATCATCGTGATATTGAGGCCAAAAGGTTAGAGGCTCGTGAACGGTATCATAATGGGAATCAAAAAGAAGTAAATAGGCGATCAAAGTTAAAGCGAGACTATAATTTAACAATAGAAGATTACAATCGTCTGCTCATTAAACAAGGTGGGCAATGTGCAATTTGCATGAGACATCAAACCTTATTTAAAAGACCACTATCTGTTGACCACGATCATATATTAAAAAGAGTTAGGGGGCTATTATGTCCTGATTGTAATGGAGGAATTGGATTATTGGGTGATAATCCAAAGATCCTGCATAGGGCAATTCAATATCTTAGAGATCACAATGCCAGTATATGACTTTATTTGTGAAAATGGACATAGGGATGAGTTCTTTGTTCATGTGGCATCTGATCTTGGATGCAAGACCAATATTTGCTTAAAGTGCAAATCGGATAATCGTGCAGAGATCCCAATGTTTCCTATCATATCATATGGTAAGGGCTTACTATGGTTCAGCGAAAAAAGTCCCCGCATCCTGTGGAATCTTGGTCCTGCCCCTGTTACGGTCAGGAGCCATGAGGAACATAAGCGGTTGATGCGAGAGGCAGGATTAGTGGAAGCTGGAAGTCGAAGAGGTGAAAGGGGGACTTGGACATGATGCCACAATGGTCAAGATTACAATGTGACTGTGGGTCTGAGAAGTTCTTAAAGCTGGTTTGCCTGCGTTGGCATCCCTCCGGGGGATCAACGGAGGAAATGGGGGGATGGGAGTGCTCTCAATGTGGAAAAAGCGTGGACATGGCGAGTCTGATCACTCTGGCCAAGCTCAAACAAAAGAAGGCGGAACTCGAATCCTTGAAAGAAGAGATCGGGCAGAAATAGCTCGGGCCATTGTCTTGCTTGAGCGCATTGCCTATCAGACATCAGGTCTGGCATTGACATTTGAGCAGTATTTAGATATGGTGAAAACAAATGCCACTCAGTCAGCCAGTTAAATATAGGGTTACAAGGAGAGGTGGCCACAAAATAAGATTGGCCATCGTGAAGGGTACTCGGCGTGTCATCGAGGCAAAAAATATTGAAACAGGAAAAACTCATACTGAGGCCGAATTTAAGCAGGACAGAAAGCGCCGCCTCAAGCACGCAATGGTCCGTTAATGTGTCTTCTGGACCAAGAGCATTTGTGTTGGATGCGCTGCGACAATTGAAGGGAGTTGAAACTAAGTTAAAACAGGTTTTGGATTCATTGAAATAATGGTCTAAGCCTTAACTTGCGGAAGGTCAAAGGCCCAGATCCTGGCAGTACCAGGGTTTGGGCCTTTTTTTATTTAAACAGGAGAATCTTATGAAAATGAATTGGTTCTACGGCCTGCTTTCGCCGTTCTTAAACGAGCGGGGAGAGGTGGGTCCGACACCGGGAACGGACGATCCCGAACCTGTGGTCGATCCTGAGAAGGATACGCCAAAGGAGGGAGAGGACACGCCCCAAGGCAAAGGAGCTCTGCCCAAAGAAGAGAGCTTTATCGATCCTGCAAGCTTGTCAGAAGAGTTAAAACCGCATTGGCGCAGGATGCACCGGGCCTATACCAAGAAGATGGAAGAGATTAAGAGCGGGCGGGAGAAGATTGATGCGTATGACCGCTTTCAATCTGATCCTGGGTATCGCAGGCAACTTCTCTCTTCTATGGCTCAGGAGATGGGCCTTTCGGTGCCAGCCAATGG